GTAACCGATAACAATACAATCACAGGAATAAAGAAAAGGATTACAGATGGATTTGGAAATGAAATCCCTTTGCAACTTTCTTCTACTGATATCGAAATTGATGGAACGTTAATTCTTTCAGCACTTACAGATTTAGAAGTCGCTACAAAGTTTCTAAGCCTAAAAGCAGATAATTCCGTTTCATATCGTACAGCTTCCGAGGTCTTAACAGATATTGGTGGCGCGTCAAGCTCAAGCATTTCAGGCACAACTGGCAGACTATCAAAGTTTACAAGCTCCGGAACTGTTGGAAATTCAATCTTAAATGAAATCGGTAATGTTATACACTTAACCGATGGAACTTCAAGCTATGCAAGTTTTGGGATAATTAATCCGGGCGTAGATAATGATGCTTACATAGGTTCGACAATAAACAATGACTTTATAATCCGAGTAAACAACACAGAAGCGTTAAGAATAGATACTAATTTTAGATTAAAAATAGCTAACATTCAAAACGCTTTATATGACACGGATAAATTTCTAGTTTCTGAAGATGGTGTTGTTAAATATCGGACAGGCGCTGAAGTTTTAGCAGATATTGGTGCAGGGGTTGGTTCGGTTACTAGCGTTGGTTTAACGATGCCAGTAGCGTTTAGCGTTGCTAATTCACCAATAACAAGTTCGGGAACTTTAGAAGTCACGGCAATAGGTACGGCATCTCAATACATTCGTGGCGATGGAACTTTAGCGACTATACCATCGACATCAAGCGGAGGTGCTAATGTTAACTATTATTTGAACGGCTCGGTAGCTGCAAGTGTAGCGACATACAAGCAAATGGCTAACAGTGCCATAGTTGGTGCAGGTACTGACTTTAATTTGACTGGCAATGGTTTAATTGCTCAATTCTTAACAGATGCAGGTAATCCAAATAGATTGCTTATTCCGGGTGGTGCTTGGAACTTTGAATTGTTTTTCAATGTTTCATCTAGCGGAGGTTCGCAAAAGTTTTATGTAGAGCTATTAAAATATAACGGTTCGACTTTTACAAGTATTGCAAGTTCGGTTGCTGTTCCTGAAGAAATAACAGGCGGAACAACCACAGATTTATATATCACATCTTTAGCAGTTCCCGAAACTACTTTATTAATCACTGATAGGCTAGCTCTTCGGGTTTACATCGTAGATAATTCAGGCGGTCGTACAGTTACTTTACACACTGAGGATAATACTTTGTGTTTAGTAACTACAACTTTCGCAGGTGGTATTGCAGCTCTTAACGGATTAACGGCTAATACTCAATATTTTGCAACTGGAACGACTGGAAGCGATTTTAATATCTCTAGTGTTTTAGATACTCATACCTTTAATCTACCAACTGCAAGTGCTACAAATAGAGGGGCATTGAGCTCAGCTAATTGGAGTACGTTTAACGGCAAAGAAAATGTATTAACTTTTTCATCTCCTTTAGTTAGAACATTAAACACTATTTCTATTCCTGCCGCTACCTCTACTATTAATGGGTATTTATCCTCTACGGATTGGACTACATTTAATAGTAAGCAAAACACAATTACGCTAACCACAACTGGAACAAGCGGTGCAGCTACATTTATAAGCAATACTTTAAACATTCCACAATACACCGTTTTATCTTTAGCTGCTATCGGTATAACACCAAACGCAAATGGAGCTAGTATAGTTGGTAGCCTTTTAAGTTTACAACCTGCTGATGCAAGTTTTGGCGGTGTAATAACCACTGGAGCGCAAACAATAGCAGGGTCTAAAAGTTTTAGTAATGATTTAACGGCAAACGGTATTACTATTGGTAGAGGTGGCGGTAATATTTTTACAAATACTGGAGTTGGTTTAAATGCTCTTTTTTCAAATACAACGGGCTCTTTAAATACCGCATTTGGCTATCAATCGGGCTATGGCTCAGGCGGAACGAATGCAAACACAACTGGATTAAATAATATTTTTATTGGCTATAATACAGTCGGAGAGTCAGCAACCGAAAATAGTAGAACGTGGATAGGTAATTCTTCTACTACATCAACATGGCTAGGCGGTAACTTGCTTTTAGGTTCACGAACAAATGCTACTAGCGATAAGCTACAAGTTACAGGAGGTGCAACAATTACAGGAATACTTAAATTGGGTTCCGCAGATAATACTTTTGTTTACGAGTCGACTGGTAGTTTGATTTTACAAACTGGAGCGTCTGCAAGATTAACGATTAATTCAGCTGGAAATACTACTATATCAGGAACTTTAAATGGTACAAGTGCTACATTTAGTGGTATAGTAGGAACAGGGAGTGGGGCAGCTGGGTTTGCATTTAGAATGGGGTATGATGCAAATGCTGCTTCTCGTTCTTGGCAGATATATAGCGATGCTTATAATTACGGTGATTGGGCTTTAGCACAATCAACAACACAAACAGGAACAACTTATGCTGCAAAATTATTAGTATCTGGCGGTAATTTAACTATTGGAGCAGTTCCAGGTACGGGCATTGGTGGCTTATATGCAGGTGCAGCTACATTCTCTAGTAGTGTGACGGCATTAGGTGGTGGAATAGATGGTACTCTTGGGGATGTAATGTATTTTGGTAATGCAAGTTATCCAAATGCTCAAAAAAATAGAATTAGAAGTTCAATATCTGCTTCAGGTTCTGCCAATTATTTAGTATTTGAAACAAACAATGGTACAACAGGTAGTTACAATACAAGTCAATTAGTTTTAAATGGAGCTGGTAACGTACTAATAGGCACTACAACAGATGCAGGTTACAAGCTAGATGTTAATGGGACTGGGAGGTTTAGTCATACAAGCGGATTTGGAATAAATAATAGATACACAAGTGAAAATTTAGAGTTAAATTTTGGTACTGTTATTGGTGGTAAAATAGGGATTCAAGCAAATGTAATAAGTAACGGTAACCCTTATACATTATTTTTAAGCCCTAATGGTGGCGGTATTGATGTAACAGGTGCAGCGACATTCTCTAACGATGTTATAATAAATGGTACACTTGCAAATTTAACTCTTGGTGGAAGTGGAGCTGAGGTATTTTTTAGCAGAAATAGTGCAAATTATATTACTGCAAATGGAGGAGCTGGCGCTGAAATAAGAATAATAAGTAATACAAATGGAGTTGTTTTAGCAAATGGAGGCACTTCATGGGGTTCACTATCTGATGAAAATTCTAAAGATGTAATTGAACCAATAATGAATGCTTGTGATAATTTATCTCAGGTTAGGACAGTTATTGGTAAATATAAAACTGATAATGAAGATAAAAGAAGATTATTTTTAATTGCACAAGATATAGAAAAAGTTTATCCAGAAGCGGTATTTAAAATTAAAAATGAAAATGGCAAAGAAAATTTAGGTTTAAATTATCAAGATTTAATCCCAGTATTAATAAAAGCAATACAAGAGCTTAACGAAAAAATAACGCAATTAGAAAACAAATAAAATGAAAACAATTCAAGAAATCCCTACATGGGTAAAAGGTCAAGCAGTAACAGCAACTATTTTTAATCTACGTCCTATCGGTGGCGAACTATTTCAAAGTGCAACATTTTATTATGCTTTATTAGATAGTGATTTAGTTATGGTTGCAGATGGCAATTTAACGATGTCAGGCGAATCTTATAACGAATGGGGTAATGATGACGAGGTTGCTTATAACTGGGGCGCTAGTGAGCTTAATTTAGTTATTACAGGGGATTACGTAGCTCCAGTTGTAAAGGAATCCTTGACAGTTGAAGATTAGGGTTTTAGATACCGAGCTAAAAGTCGGTAATATTTCACGAAAAATTAATTCGGTTAATATACTTTCTTTTAGATATGACTTGTTTTGTGAGGGCATAAATATCATTTGTCAAATATGCGACGCTAATAATTGTATTTGTTTTGAAGAAGTTATATTTATAAAAAAAGAAACGCTTGATAAGTGGGGCAAAGATGACAATTTTATAGTTAATGAGTTGTTAATACGATTAGGATTAAAGAAATACACAACTGAAGAGCAAGGAAATAAAAATATTAAAAAATGAGTAATTTAATAGCGATAAATTTTAGCGAATATTCACAACCAAAGTTCACTGAAAAGAAGAATCAAGATTGGGTTAATTATGGCGAAGATAATAAGTTCCCTTTGCACTTGCTTTCATTGCTTAATACGTCGGCAAAGCATAACGCTATCGTAAATGGTAAGGCTAATTACATCGCTGGTGGTGGTATTGTATTTGACGATGAAGCGAACCAGTATTTAGTTGAAAAGCCTATCAATAGGTCAAAAGAAAACATAAACGATATACTAGATAAAATTACTTTAGACATCGAAACTTTCGGAGGTTGCTATCTTGAGATTATTTACAATCATTTTGGCGATGCGGTTTCTTTATACCATATTGACTACGCAAAAGTTAGGTCTAATCCAGATAATACTTATTTCTACATATCGAATGAATGGGATATTAAAGCAAAGCCAAACGATATTAAATCTATTTCAGCATTTAATCCCGAAAACAAAGTAGGTAAGCAATTAATTTACCTAAAAGAGTATCGTCCGGGCGTTAATACGTACACGTTACCAACTTATCAGGGTGCTTTAAATTATATCGAGCTAGATGTCGCGGTTTCTGAATTTCATTTAAACGCTATTCATAACGGAATGATGCCTTCAAAAATGTTATCATTTAATAATGGTATTCCGACCGAAGAAGAACAACGTAAAATTGAGCGTCAAGTTAAAGACAAGTTTTCTGGTGAAAAGAACGCTGGTAAATTTATTATTAATTTTAATAACGACCCCGCAAAAGCTCCGACCGTGATTGACTTATCCGCTTCCGATTTAGATAAGCAATTTGATATGCTAAATAAGACTATACAACAAGAGATTTTCTCTGGTCATAGGATTACTTCAGCTTCATTGTTTGGTATCGCTCAAGAGGGCGCATTAGGTGCAAGGACTGAAATGCGCGACGCTTACGAGATATTCCAAAATACTTATGTAAGTGGCAAACAACAATTTATTGAAAGGTGGCTCGGTTATATTTTACCATTGTTTGGAATCACAGCCGAATTTCATATTAAACATACCGAACCTTTAGGCTTTGAATTTAGCGAAGCGATTATTTCGGCTAATATGACACAAGAAGAAATCCGCGAAAAGTTAGGATTGCCTCTTTTAGAATCAAAGACCGAAAGCTCACAGCAAGATGTTATTAACGGTATTAATTCATTAAGTCCTTTGGTTGCTAACAAGGTTCTTGAATCAATGACACCAAACGAAATTCGTGCATTAATAGGATTAACACCAAAACAAGAAGGCGAAGCCATACCGGAAGCGACCTCTCAAGCATTTAGCGAACAAGATGATGACTTTGCAATAGGTATATTTGCAGACTTTGGCGATGCGAAAAGCGAGTATGATGTTATAAAGTCAAGGCGTGTTCAATTTGATGACAATTTCGAACCGATACCACATCAAGAATTCGCGGATATTGATATTATTATCACAAACGTACAAAGTGGGATATTAGATTTATTGCAAAAGAATCCTTTAACTACGGTCGAAGATATGGCAACCGCTTTAAAGGTAGATAAACAAGTCATTATCGGGTCACTTTCTACTTTAGAAAATAACAAGCTAATAAATGTAAAGCCTTTCAATGATAATGGAAGCGAAGTTATATCTCGCGAGATTACAGATGAAGGTAAAAAGCAAAAGTCAGCGCGTAAACCAATAGCGGACATACAGATAAGATATTCATATGAGGTTAATCCCGTTTTAGGTCCGCCAATTATTCCAACTACTAGGAGGTTTTGCGAAAACTTAATCACATTAGATAAGATTTATTCACGTGCCGAAATACAAGCAATAAGTCAAAGGTTAGGATATTCAGTTTGGCAAAGACGTGGCGGGTTTTACTATAATCCTAAAACACAAGTAACCACACCATATTGTCGTCATCGTTGGGTAGAACAAGTTGTAATTAAAAGAAGATAATGAGCGCGAATATTTTATTTATAAGCGAAACAACGCTAAAAGATAGGTCACTATTGCAGGACAATGTAGACCCTAAACTTATAAGACCAACTATCAAGCAATCTCAGGATATGTATATTGAGCCTATTTTAGGGACGGGTTTATATCAAGAATTGCAAACTCAAATAGAAGATAATTCTTTGACTGTTTTAAATAAGAAGCTTCTTGATTTATACGTGACAGATTGTATTTGCTGGTATGTCGCAAGTGAAATGGTTATGTCATTAGGTTTTAAAATGACTAACAAAAACGTGCTTAGAAAAAATAGTGAAAATTCAAACGAAGCTAGTTTGTCTGAATTGTTTGATTTAATGAGCTATTACAAAAATAAAGCTGAATGGTACGCGCAAAGAATCACAAATTATCTTTGTGAGAATATAATCGATTATCCTTTGTATAACAATCCCGGTAGCGGTTCTGATATCATACACCCGAACGGTTCTAGTTATAGCACAGGAATGTTTCTTGGTGGTATTGAAAGAGATTACAAAGACTATTCAGATATGTATCAATCACAATTCGGTGCATTAGGTAAAGATTATAGAGATTAATGGCAAAGGATTATTCTAATAAGAACGTGGTTAAGCTAAAGACTTACCTAAATACTGTAAAAAATGACAATCAAGGAAGTAAAAAGTCTGTTAAATAATTTAGCAACCGACCACAAGCAAATCAATGACTTTGGTTGGGGCGATGTTTGGGAATTAGGTGAAAGTAAATCAATTACTTATCCGCTCATGTATTGCACAATCGAAAGTTCAAACGTAAGCGGGTCAATATTTAACCTTTCTTTGTCTATTATCTTTGCTGATTTAGTATTTGCAGACGAAAAGAACGAGGACGATGTTATAAGTGACCAGATGCTAGTTTGTCAAGATATAATCGCACAATTACGAAGCGATACTTTTGAATTTACGCTCGGTAATTCGGTTAATATTAACTTCTTTACAGAAAGATTATCAGACCTTGTAGCGGGTGTTCAAGCTTCAATCTCACTTGCTATTCCATACGTTGCAGATAGGTGCGCTGTGCCTTCCGATTACCCTTTAATTGATGCAGTGTAATGACTCAAAAAGAATCTGCTACTTTAGAAAAGGTATTTGAAGAATTACGCAATCTATCGCATAAAGTGCAAACGATTGAGGACGCTATTCTAGGAAGTGAATATTTCGGGGATGGATTGAAACTTCAAACTAAAAAAAACACTGAAGAAATAGCATCGATTCAAAATAAGTTTAAATATGTTTACTATACTTTAATTGGGGTAGGTATCACTGGAGGGTGGCAAATAACGGAATTAATTAAAAAAATATTCCCTGCTTTATTTTAGCATTTTTCAACATTACTATTTTATTTAATAAAATAAGTATCTTTGTTTTAAAACAAAACAAAAATGTATAGACCGAGATTAAATTCTAATGAATACGACTTGATAAAATCATTTCGTAATTCAAATGTAGTAGGCATCATAGGCGATAGACACGCTCCATTCACACATCCAGATTACTTTGAGTTCGTGTACGAAGTGTTTAATAAGTTTCAAGTTTCAACAGTTGTGGATATTGGTGACGATACCGATTTTCACGCAATTAGTTACCATGAATCAGACCCTGATGGTGAAAGCGCTGGTAATGAATTAGAACTAGCACGTAAAGACCACGTTAAATGGCACGAAGCATTCCCAAATGTTTATGGTTGTATAGGTAACCATTCAAGCCTACCAACTAGAAAACTTCAAACAGCTGGTTTGCCAAAATCAATGTTCAAATCGTATAACGAAATGCTAGGTTATCCCGAAGGATGGAAATGGGCGTACTCACATGAAATAGATAACACATTATATATCCATGGCACAGGGTCAAGCGGTGCGCAAGGTGCAATCAACCGCGCAAGGGATAATCGACAATCCACAGTGATAGGTCATATTCATTCATTTGGTGGTGTAAACTATTCAGCATCAGATAGAGATATGATTTTCGGAATGAATGTCGGGTGTGGTATTGATGTACGTTCTTATGCAATGGCTTATGGCAAAGTGTACGCAAAGAAGCCTACTTTAGGATGTGGAATAGTTATCGATGGTAAAACAGCAATATTTTTGCCAATGAATTTGGGGAGTAAAATTTCTTGGTTATGATATACATGAAGATATTAGAGGAAAAGGCAATCGAGAATAAAAAGATTAAGGGTTTAATGAAGCTAAAAGCTTTGAAAGAAGCGGAACTTCAAGAGATAGTTATGGCATTAAGAAAATTAATACAAAAATGAAAAGAATACCGGGCGTACATTATGAGTATATAGAAGAAAAGAAAGACAATCCTATCGCGGAATATGTAAAAAATGCAAATAAAAGAGTGTTCGAAAGCGGAAGTCAGCGAGATGACGACACAAATAAGCCATTAGTAAACCATTTAGATGCTTATGTAAGGCTAAGATTTGGCTATCTATTGCGAATGGGTGCTAATAAGTACGAAAAAAACAACTGGCAAAAGGGGCAACCAGACGAATCTTCACTTGAAAGTTTACATAGGCACTTAGCTAAGTATGAATTAGGTGATAGAAGCGAAGACCATTTAGCTTGTATTATGTTCGGCATTCAATTAATAATGAAGAACGAACAAAAGGAAGGAATAGCAATAGACCATTATTATAAAGAGCATGAAAATAACAGTTAAAAGGGAATTCTTTACAGATACCGAAACTATCGGTTCGATGTTTATCAATGATAAGTTCTTTTGTTATACGCTTGAGGACAAAGACAGAATGCTACACCAGTTACAAATTGAATCCGAAATAAAAACTCAAAAGAAATTTGGTGTTACGGCAATACCTTCAGGAACTTATCGAGTGATATTAACTTTGAGCAATAGATTTAAAAGAGTAATGCCCGAAGTTTTGAAAGTCAAAGGATTTTCGGGAATCAGAATTCATGGAGGCAATACACATGAATCTACGGAAGGCTGTATTCTAGTAGCAAACACAAAGCATATTAATAAACCATTTGGCAAAGTCTTAAATTGGATTCAGGGCAGTACTGAGGTCAAGCTTATAAAAGAGATAAACAAAGCTATTCAAATCAATGAAAGAGTAGAATTGCAAATCGTTTATTAATTTTATATTTATGATTGTGAGCAAATTAAAAAATAGATATTGGAAACCAACGCCAAAGACGTTCCGTAAAATAGGTGACACGCTACTTGCTTGTTCTACAATGATAGCTAGTTATTCAATTTATGCAGGTTTTGAATGGGTAGCAATCGTTGCTATCGTTTCTGGCGTTGTAGGGAAGTTTCTAACAAACTTTAGCACGTATGATGACAAATTATAAGGATTTACTATTTGCGTTGCTTACATCGCTTCTAATCGCTTCGTGTGCAAGTAAACGATTTACGGAAACGATTACAATTAAGGACACTATTATAGTACCCGCAAAGATTCAGCTTGATACTTTGGTTTTATTTAAAGATTCAATCGTAACTATTCATGACACAACGGGGCAGATGACTATAACTATTCAAAAATTTAGAGATAAGTATATAAGAGTCCAAGGTATTTGCAAACCTAAAGAAATTATCATTCCTATTACAAAAACAATCACAAAGACAAAGGAAGTCATTGTTAAAAACTCTTTTTATAAGTATTCATTATTTTTATTACTTTTGTTTGTCGGTGCTTATGTAGCGTTTAAACGCTTTAATTAAGTTTTTTCATTGTTGTTTGTTTAGAAGGTGGTCATTAATTTGACTGCCTTTTTTTATTTATGACAATTCTATGACAATTCTTTTGTAGATTGACCTTATATTTGTTTCAACAACAAAAAGAAATAATATGAAAAACCTAAACCAACAGCAACCTATTTTTTACAGAAACGAATTAATTTCATTTATTGATTTTGATTCTCAAAGAAATGGCTATATTCAAATATTTATTGGAATGGCTTTATTATTTGTTAATATTGATGAACTTTCAAATTAATATTATGGAATTAACACCACTCGAAAAGTCAAGGCTTCAATATATGAAGCTTTATGAAGAACAAATAATCTTTAAATCAAATCAAAACAAACAAACAACTTTTAAAAAACTATTATCATGGATAACAAAGTAAAACTATTAACTAATCCGCAAGGGATTGACGTACAAACGACAGGAAAAACAGGTATCATTTTAAAACGATGGTTTAAGTTTTCATTGATTGAATTTACCAATGAGTTTAACGAGCCTGAGGAATGGTATTTTGAGAATAAAGAATTTGTAATTTTATAAGAAATGGAAAAACTAATTAAAAAGCTAGTCACAATTCAAAGCGAATTGAAAGCACCAAAGGGGCAAACTAATAACTTTGGTAAATATAAATACCGTTCATGTGAAGATATACTAGAAGCCGTTAAACCGCATCTATTAAAGCATGGTTTGTTCTTATCAATCACAGATGAACTTGTAAACATCGGAGATAGGTATTATATCAAAGCTTCGGTAAACATCACAGACGGAATAGACAAATATTTAGTTGATGGATTCGCACGTGAAGAAGAAAATAAAAAAGGGATGGATGCTTCGCAAGTCACCGGGGCGTGTTCTAGTTATGCACGTAAATATGCCTTAAATGGAATGTTTGCGATTGATGACACCAAAGATAGTGACGCAACGAATAACAACGATAAAGAGCCTGTAAAGATTTCAGCAGGTGAAGCCGTGCAATTAAGTAACTTGCTTAATATAGCGATAGCCGAAACAAACGTGTGCGATAACGTAGATAGTTTAAAAGCAATTTGGGCATCATACCCAATGTTTCACACAAATACAACCTTTAAAGAATTAATAAATAGTAAAAAACTTGAATTTAATAAATAAATTATATAAATTTGAAAACTATGACAGACGAAAAAAAAGTAAGTTTTGGCGCATGGAAGCGACAGACTGCAAAAGGCGAAGTAATTAACTTTGCAATTAATGGAACTCGCTATTCGATGTGGGCAAATGGCTACAAGAAAGAAGAAAAGCAACCAGATTTCAATATCTACGTAAACGATTACGTAGCACCTACGGAAACACAATTAACAGAATCAAAAACAGATTTACCATTTTAATCATGACAGAAAACGAAGCATTGAACATACTTGTTCAGGTAGCCTTAAAGGCTCAATCAGTTGGCGCACTTAAATTAGAAGAAAGCGTTTTAGTAAAGGAAGCAATCGACACTTTCACGCCAAAGCAGGAAGAAATTGCAAATGATGACACAGGCAAAACTAAAAAGTTAAAGCCTGTAACGACAGAAGACGCATTTTAAACCAAACAAGGGAGCGTAAAACCTCCCTTTTTTTATACAAACAACATGACAAACGAAAACAAAAAGACATTATTTGAACGCCTTGAGTCAGATATTAAATATAAACTTGATAGGGTAGAAGAATTATACCCAAATAGTATCAATGGTATTTATAAAGAGCTTCATGAAAATTATTATTTCAGAAAATTAACGTATGACTGCATAATTGATTTAGTTTATTATTGTGAATTAAAAGATTGCAATTCTGGGACTATTAAAAATTTATTTATAGATACTGAAAATATTTAAAGACATGAATCAAGACACATTAAAATTATGTTACTACGCTTCCGAATTATATGAATCTAAGAAGCTAAGTTCAAACGATATTTACCAATTATTAACGACTACTAACAGACGTATTGGTGAAGTTACAAAAGCAAGGCAACTAGTTTCTTATTTTTTGTATAACCATTACAAAATGACTATGGTGCAAATAGCAAAAGAATTTAAATTGCAAAATCATAGCTCAATAATTTATCAGATTGACAAGGTATTTTACAGCCTTCGTACCGACAAAAGAATGAAATACAGGCATGACTTCATGCTCGATATAATTAATGGCGTACAGCGCACAATAATGCGCGACAGACCTATTTCAAAAGGTATCTTATCAGAAGATGACAAAGATTTTATAAAAACAAACTTATCAAATGATTTCTCGGTAAGTTATTACGCAGATATTTTAAACAAAACTAAAGGAGCGGTTAAATTTTATCTTTATAGCTTAAATAAAGAAACGCTAAACGCAACGAGAAAACCTCAAGTAAAATTGTCTAGATTTGTAATTCAAAAAATCGACTATTAAAATGAAATATTTCTTACACGACACCGCAAGTTTTGAAGATGAAAAAATCTCGGAGCTATTTATAAACTTTGGATATGAAGGTCTTGGATTGTTCTATACTTTGATTGAAAAGATGGCACGTCAAGAAAAGCCTATCAAAACCAACGTCTTAAAACATCAATGCAAAGTTGGTAAAAGACTTGAAAAGTGCTGGGATTTTATGGAAGAAATAGACTTGATTTCCTCGAATAATGGGGAAACTTTCAACAAACAATTACTAAACTTTGCACAAAAGTACCAGATAAAAAAAGAAAAAAACGCGAAAAGAATTTCACAATGGCGTGAGAAACAAGCAGTTACAGAAAATGTAACGCATTCAGAACGCGCGTGTAACACTCCTAAAGTAAAGAAAAGTAAAGTAAATATATATATGCCCGATATTGATGAAGTGATTAAGTACTTTTTAGAGAATGGATTTAAAGCAGATGCAGCGAAGAACGCTTATAAATATTACAATGAATCTGGCTGGGTCGATAGCAATGGTAAGAAAGTTCTAAACTGGAAACAAAAAATGAGGGGCGTATGGTTTAGAGATGAAAATAAAATAAACACAAATAATACTTTAAGTTTTAATATACCAGTTAATTAGTTACATTTGACAAACGACAAACAACAATGATAAAAAACTTAATCCAATTTGAAAACGAAATCTTAGACTTTCATAAGTCGGGAATACAACGAGGGCAGTACGTTGGCTTTAAATCTTTAGATGCTTTATACACAAAGAAAAAAGGGTCAATGACTTTTATTCTTGCATCACCACACTCAGGTAAAACAGAATTTAATCTCGAAATACTTTTAAACCTTTCAATTAAGCACAACGAAAAGCACGTAATATTTAGTCCAGAAACAGGAGATTATAAAGACCTAGCGAAAGAACTAATATCTAAATACATTAGAAAACCATTCTTTGCAAGTGACGTTAATGCATGTAGCGAATCAGAAATTTACAACGCTATTGCTTTTTTAAGTGATAAGTTTTTTATTGTAGATAACGACGAAAATTCCTTTAGCTTTGATGACATAATAGGTCAAGTTAAAATCTTAGAAGCTGAAAATCGAATCAAGATTGATAATATTTTGTTTGACCCTTATAATGAAATCAAACACAATATGAGCGAGTTTGGCAGTCGTCAAGACTTATATATCGAGGACGCAGTCGGTAAGCTTAGACGTTACGCAAAGAAAGAAGAAAAGCATATTTTTATTTGTATGCATCCTCAAGACCAACAACCGATAACCGAAAACGGTGTTACTTATTATCCACCCCCACATCCTAGACAATCCGCTGGTGGTCAATCGTTCTTTCGTAAAGCAATGGCGTTTATAATCTTGTGGCGACCTCCATTTGGGTTTAATGACAAAGATGGTCAGCCTTATAAAGAAAATGAAACTCATGTGATTATTGCAAAGGCTAAGCCTAAAGGTTCGGCAAAGCTAGGAATGTGTAAATTATTTTGGGACTGGAAGAAAAATCGCTTTTATGAGGAAATCGAGGGCGCAATTTACTTTGGTCTTGAATACGAAGCGAAAGAAAAATTAAATAAAGAACCGGGTAATATATCCGTTTTAAATAGTACATTTGGTAAAGACTTTGATTTTTAAGATATGAAAAGCACAAATAAAATACAAATAACAAATGAGGACAATATGGAGCTAATGGCTCGTTATCCTGATAACTATTTTGATTTGGCTATCGTAGACCCGCCATATGGAATTAATGAGGATGGAGCTAAAAACCATTCAAGAGGTAAAGCAACAAAGCCAAAATTATACACTCCTAAAAATTGGGATAAAGAAACACCTAAAAAAGAATATTTTATTGAATTATTAAGAGTATCTAAAAATACTATTATTTGGGGCGCAAATCATTTTATTCAAGATATACCAAACTCAAATAGCAGCAGTTGGGTTGTATGGGATAAACAAAATGGGGATAATGACTTTGCAGATTGTGAACTTGCTTGGACTAACTTTAAGACAGCAGTTAGAAAATTTGAATTTAGATGGGCTGGAATGTTGCAAGGCAATATGAAAAACAAAGAAAATAGAATTCACCCAACTCAAAAACCAGCAGCACTTTACAAATGGCTACTTGACAAATACGCAAAACAAGGGGATAAAATATTAGACACTCATTTAGGTTCTGGCAGTATTGCAATAGCCTGTCATGATTATAAATTTGATTTAACAGCTTGTGAATTAGACAAAGAGTATTTTGATTCAGCAATGCAAAGAATTAACAATCACATGGCACAAACTAAACTATTTTAAGATATGAATTATAAAGAATTAATAAACGACTTACAAAACAAGCTAAACGCTTACAAGTTCTTCGACGACGAAAGGCTAAGCCTTTTAAAGGTAGCTTTAGACTTGCAAATAATCAATAGAGCCTTAACAGATTTGAAAGGTTTTGATAACGAAATCAATCAAGCTCAAATATATGTCGAACAGGCAATGAATGAATATAGCAAGATGTTTGCAAAGTACGAACTCGCAGCGATTGAATTAGAAACAATGCGAATGCAAATAGGAACTTTGCTTTTATATGTAAACGATTTAGAAAAGGAAGTGATTAAATTAAATTCAAGTATATGACACCGAAAGAAAAATCAAAAGAGTTATATTGGAAATTCTATCGTTTTACAGATTCTGAGTTTAATGAATTACACCACAAATATACTAGGGATTGTTCATTAATAGCAGTTGATGAAATATTAGAAAGTCATTATAAAGTATTTACTGGTGTAAATTCAACAATTTACGAATATTATCAAGAAGTTAAACAAGAAATAGAAAAGTTATGACACCACTCGAAAACTCATTAATATTATCTTATCTTCATTCTAAGATGTCGATTAAGAATTTAGAAGTCGCAGTACATGAATTATCAGTCTTGAATAATGAAGATGCAGGTAAGTTACAACACAAGTTTGAAAAGCTAATTAATGCGCACCGTAAAGCTATGGGTACGATGGAGCGTAATATGGTAGATACTGAACTATTTGAAAAAGATTTCGAGGAAGAAATGAATAATAACTGGAATGAATTGATAAATAAATAGTTATGGAATACAACTCGGATTTTAAATATGATTTATTGACTAGCGGACTAATCGGTGAAACATTTATTCATAGGTTACTAGAAAACAAGAAAATAGAAGTTAAGAATGAAGAAAAAATCTCTTCAATAACAGGTAATTTTTATATTGAATATGAATGCAGGGGTAAAATGTCAGGACTTGCTACAAGTGAAGCCGACTTTTATGCGTTTAAACTTTCAGAAGAACGCGCATTTATCATATCTACATTAGAACTAAAACAAAAAATAAAAGAACTTGTAAAAAGTGGTAAGGCATTTGCAAACATAAAGGGTGGTGATAGTAATTTATCTACTGGTGTATTAGTTAAAATTAAAGATTTGTTATGAAAAACAAAGAAGATTTAATTCAGTTAAGCGTTATTAATTATTTAAAAATGCAATATCCACAAGTCAGATTTATGGCTAATTATCTTTCAGGTGCAAGGCTTCCGATTTATTTAGCGCGTAAAGCAAAGAAGTTAGGTCAAGCAGGGCAAGGGACACCAGACTTATTTATATTTCATAATAACGGTAAGTACTCAATGCTAGTTTTAGAGTTAAAAGTCGAAAGTCCTTTTAAGCTGAATGGTATGTTGAAAACTAATGAGCATTTAACTAAACAAAAGAATTATCTTGACTACCTAAATAGAGAGGGTGCTTTCGCTTCGTTTGGCGTTGGTGTAACAAATACAATAGAATTGATTGATAAGTATATGCACAATGAACTATAATAGAGTTATAAGCGATTATTACACGCAAAAGGATATAATAACATTCTTTAAAAACATCGCTGGTGAATGGTGGGAAGAACTTCGTCAAGATGTATTTTTAACGATTTGCGAGTACGACCAGACGAAAATAATTGATATGCACGAAAGAAAGTGCTTAAAATTCTTTATTGTTCGCATAGGATTAAATCAATTCAGGTCTAAAAACTCAAAGTTTTATTATCAGAATTTCAAGAATCAAAGGATAAGTGATAATATTATTGACGACGAACTGATTGAAAATAGCGACCATATATTATTCGCAAATCATTTGTTTGAATTACAAGACGATAACGCTTATGATAAGATAGAAACTAGGATTCAAGCAGTCGAAAAGAGTATATCAGAACTTCGCTTCTTTGAATGTGAAGTCTTAAAGTTATATTTACAACTAGGTACGTATAAGAATGTGAGTTTAAAGACTGGCATTCCAATACGAACAATCGCAAACGGAGTAAAGAATGCTATAAATAATGTTAAATTAAATGTTAAAGAATATGAATGAATTATTTCTTATTGTCGGGTCGGCTTGTTTAGGCTTTAGCTTTGCCGAAATTTCAATGATACCGCAATCATTATCACGTTGGTTGTTTGATAGATTTAATATCGGTAACAAACTAAAGGGTTACGATTTTATTAAGACACCTTTACGATTGAAGCCTTTTGATTGCGGGTATTGCTTGAGCTTTTGGGTTGGTTTGTTATCAGCTTTATATTTTAACTATATAATTATCACAGCTTTAATGATTGCTTTCGCAGCTAGTATTGTGGCTATATTATTTAAAAAATTTATATGAACTATCTAACTAAAAAAACACTTGATAAATATAAAGAGCATTGGGTTTCATTACGAGATGCAGGGTTTATCAAGAACTTAAACGAGGTTACTATCTTAGAACTTGAAGCTATTTACAAGCAAGAAGTAGACGATAAATTCTTTGTTAATAAATGGTGTATGTCTTGCGTCGCGGAAATGATTCAAAGGATATATCTAAGCGTTAATTACGATAGCTACATTGAACCTATCGAAGCGTTTGCAGAATCAATACAAAGTACTACTAATGTAGAAGCTACGTTTATAAATGACTTTAAGCCTGAAGATGTGAATAAGCAAGTGCCTAAAAGGCGTGGGCGTAAATCAAGAAAGTAATGCCAGTAATTAAATGTTCAAACGGAAAGTATAAAATCGGGCAGGGTGCTTGTATTTACGATACTAAAGAGAAAGCTCAAAAAGCTTGGGAAGCTATTATAATAAAAGAATCAAAAAAGAAATAATGTCTAATAAAATCGAAATCGAGAAAGAAACGAATCAGAACTTAGATAAGATAATGGTTATGCTTGAAATACTCGCGCAACTAGATGACATTGATTTGCTAGGTAATTCAATACCAATGAAGATAAAGGTTATAAACAAAATAGATACTTTGCTTGATAAGTTATGATTGAACTTAAAATATCGGATTTAATCCCAGACGATAAAAATTATAACAAAGGTACTGAATTTGGTAATTCATTAATTGAAAAATCATTAAGGAAGTTCGGGGCGGGTCGTTCAATCTTGTTAGATAAAAACAATCGAATCATAGCAGGTAACAAAACTATTGAAAACGCAAACGCTATTGGCTTAGAAGATATTATTATTGTTGAAACGACAGGCAATCAAATCGTAGCGGTCAAAAGATTAGATATTGATTTGGATTCTAAAATTGGTCGAGAATTAGCCTTTGCAGATAATGCTTCAGCAAAAGCAAATATCGATTGGGACATGGATAATGTCTATGAAGATTGGACTAAACAGGAAGCTTTAAATTGGGGTGTTAGCGAATCAAAAGAAGATATGCAAACGGTAGAGGAAGCTCAAGAAGAAAACTTCATTAAGATTTCAATCGAAACAACGAATAACGCTTTCATTGAAATGAATGAAAAGCTTCAAAACTTGTGTGACGAATACAGTGCGATAATGAAAGTCAAATGAAAAAGCACGTTAAACTTTATTTATCATTCTTCGGCTACGATACTAGCGACTTCATTTCTTGCGAAGTCTGTGGCAAACAATCGGTAGATATTCACCACCTAGAATGTAGGGGAATGGGTGGCTCTAAACTTGCAGACCATATCGATAACTTACAAGCTTTGTGCCGAGATTGTCATATCGAGTTTGGAGATAAGAAACAACATAAAGAATACTTACAAGACATTCACGACTTATTAATTCAAGAAAGACTATATGGAAAAGGTAATTGAATTTGTTTTATACGTTTCATTCTTAGGACTAGCAACGTATTTTTTAGTATTGGGAATTATAGGTATATTTAACTATTTATAATATGCCAGACTTCACAATGTGCAAGGGCGAAGATTGCCCTTTAAAAAATGATTGCTATCGTTACACAGCGACACCAAGTGATTATCAAAGTTACTTTGTAGACCCGCCGTATATTGAAGATGAATGTGATTTCTTTTGGGGTAAACAATCAAGTTATACTTATGATAGCTTAAAGGATATATTTAACGGTGATTTAAATAAAAGTGAAACAAAAGCGAAATAATGGCAAATGAACAAAATTTAAAACCTTTCAATAAAGGTTATGATTCAAGACGCGAGGGAAACGGTAGACCTAGAAAATGGGTATCTACATTAACAGAACAAGGCTATAAAAATTCAGAGGTCACAGATACGATTCAGGCTTTGATGTCAATGACTATCGACGAACTTAAAGAAGTTTATCAAGATAAAAATACAACCGTTTTAGAAAAGACCGTTGCGGGTGCGATAAGAAAGTCAATCGAAAAAGGTACTCTTTATTCATTAGATTTATTATGGAATCGTGTATATGGTAAACCTAAAGAGCAAATGGATTTAAACGCTTCAGGTGGGTTTAAAATTGAAGTAACATATAAAGATGCAGACGATAGTAATCGAGCTTCCTAAACCACACGAGGGACAGCGTAACGTCTTAGAATCAAAGGCACGTTTTAGGGTTTTAATGTGTGGTCGTAGGTGGGGCAAATCTTTGATAAGTAAACAGTACACAATTACGGAATCTTTAGCCGGTAATATTAATGCTTACATAACTCCGACCTATTCACTTGCAAAAGTTTTCTTTGACGAGATAGCAAAGTTAATCCCGAACGAAGTAGCAACCGCAAACAAATCAGATTTGGTTTTTAAGTTCGTCACAGGTGGTGAGATTCGTTTCTTTACAGGTGAGCGATTAGATAACTTGCGTGGTTTAAAGTTTCACAATGTCATAATAGACGAAGCTTGTTATATACCACACTTAGAAGATGCATGGAACAACGCAATAAGACCAACGCTTACCGACTATCAAGGTCGTGCCTTGTTCATATCCACCCCACGTGGTAAAGACTTTTTTTATCGACTTTATTTGCGTAATGGTGACAAAGACTTTCAATCCTTTAAATACACGACATATGACAATCCATTTATTAACAATCAAGAAATTGACGATGCTCGTGCTTCGCTACCTTCGGCGGTCTTTGAGCAGGAATATCTCGCGAATCCGATGGAGAATGCAGCTAATCCATTTGGTATGGACTTTATTCGTCAAAACATTACGCAAATATCCAGTGCCGTTCCCGTTTGCTACGGCATTGATTTGGCTAAGTCTTACGATTATACTGTCATTATCGGTCTTGATGGTAATGGTTGCGTATGTCATTACGACCGCTTTCAAGCTGACTGGAATACTACTAAGAATAAGATAAAACAACTAGCAAACGTACCGAAAGTAATTGATGCCACCGGCGTTGGCGACCCAATAGTAGAGGACTTGCAACGTGACGATTACATGATTGAAGGGTTTAAATTTACTAGCACTTCTAAACAGCAATTAATTGAGGGATTAGTCATTGCTATTCAGCAAGGTTTGATTAAATACCCAGAGGGGTCAATCGTAGACGAATTAAGTTTGTTTGAATATGTGTATAGCAAAACAGGCGTTAAGTATTCAGCACCTCAAGGGATGCACGATGACGCTGTATGTTCTTTAGCCTTAGCGTGGCGTGGTTTTATTCAAGGGCGTACACTTGGGCAATATGCTTTGATATGAAAAACACTTATTATTTGTGTAAAATAGTTATTTGCACCTATATTTTATGTAAAACGCTTATTATTGTCACAAAGTAAGCATGAAGTGTGACAAATTTTTAAAAAAAGTTGTAAACAAAGCTTACAAAATTATTTTATGATGTCTTTTATTATACACATAAAGCGTATTATTGTGCATTATATCACACTTTATACAATAATTTGGCATTATATTTGAAAACTGCCAAACTATTGTGCATTGTTTTGCACTTTTATTGTGCAGATTTATTGTATATTTGAATTATGAAAGATAAAGCTTTTGAGTTTTTCGATTCAATGCTAGGCGGTCAGATAATAGCTATAAAGGAAATAGCTAAGAATGACCCCGAAGCATTTAAACAATATCTAAAGGACTATATCGATAGCGGTGGTTTGATTACCGTATCACCAGACTGGCGAAAGTTCAGAAAAGATAATGACCCTAATGACTTTAAAGATTTGCCACAACGGTAAGTCTTTTTTTTATTTACATTATATTTAAACAATAATGAAGAACTGGAATACAATTACAATAGAAGATTATCAGCTTATTTATGGTATCATAAACGATGCTAATATGAATGACTTTGAAAAAGAAGTTAAATTGATTTCAATAATTAATGAAATTTCAGAAGACGAACTTGATAATATGCCTTTGGATAAATTCAAAGATTTAAAACCTAGTTTGGATTTCTTGCATAAAGGTACGATTGAAGGTAAACTTCAAAAGTACGTGAAAGTAAACGATACTAAATATGTAATGTCTTTAGATGCTTTTAAATTGACTTATGGTCAATATGTAGATATCACAACTTTCTTAGCTGGTGAAAACGCAATGGTAGAAAACTTGCACTTAATCATGGCTTCATTGTCAATGCCTGTTAAAACTAACTGGTATGGCAAAGAAAGTGTAATGCCTTATGGTAGCTTAGAGCATAGCAAGGTATCAAGCGATATGCTGAAGTCAAACTTTGCAAATTGCTATCATACAAGCGTTTTTTTTTTGAAACTTATAAGCGCCTTAATAAAGGTTATAGGGGTCTATTCGGTCAAGGAGGTTTTGAAGAGCAAACGAGTGACGAAGGAGAAATTGAGGTCGATTCTGAAACCTTTGAAAAACGGTGGGGGTGGGTTTACAATGCCGAACTTATCGCAAAGTTTGAACGAGTAGCATTAAACGAAGTTTGGAAATTAAATATAATACAGGCGTTAAATTCATTAGCTTATTTAAA